AGCACTGCTGCAAGCTGCGGATCTTGTTCTAATAGTAGCATTTGTTGTGTGAGATTGCCCGTTTTCCAAGGGTTTACAGGTCCACCACCAGCATTTGCTACGGGGCTAGGTCTAGCACCCATTCCTGCTGCTGAACTTGGCTTGAAATGATGCTCGTAACCACTACCAGGGTTTTTGAGACTCGTGAGATACGAAGTGAGATCCTGTTCTACTCCACCATTTAGGACAACTACTTTTCCTTCAGCGTTCTTTTGTAACTTTCCTTGTAACAATGACAGCATTTGCTCTGCGTTTATAACCCCTTGGTTGCTGATAGCTGCAAGTGCTGTTTGCTTTGTAGAGGCTACTTCGTGAGAATTTTTCATATCCTCAAGCTGCTGAGATAACGATATTATCTGCTGTTCTTTTTCTTGAGCAGTTTTATTGGCCTCTTCCCAAAGGGTTTTCCATTGACCCTGTTCTTCTAAGTCTTTTGTTCGTTTTTCCTCTTTTTGTTTATAGACATCATCTAATTTTCCTTTGATGCCTTTAAATTTTTCTTCTGCTTCAGCAGCTTCTTTACGAGCAGCAGCTAGTTTTGCTTCATATTCTGCTTTTATAGAACTGAGATCGGGTGCTTGTGGTTGTGAAGGAGTGTCAGCCACGGGCTGTTCAGCAGGAGTCACAGAATCGG